ACAATTTAATAAGAAACCATTGGAAAAACCGATAGATTTTAATATTTCGCCCAATATAGAGAATGATGCTCGTTTCACTGTAAATTATGACCCCTCAAGATTGAAAAATTTAAATGAATACACTCTTGACATGTTTAACATAAATGATATGGGAATACTAACATTGCAGAAAATACCTTCTCCTGCAATAGTATTTTTTTATAATAATGATACCAAACATCTCCTACCATCATTTAGTGGATTATCGACTGATATTAAAAAGAAATTTTTTATTGCAAATATTGGTGTATTTAATCTAAGTGGAACATATAATGAATTGGGCACTCCAAAAGTGTCATTTTATTATTATCCAAATGAATGTGCAAAATATACAGGAAATATAGCCAATATTGCTTCTATCAGATTATTTATTGAACAAATGTGTATAAAATGGGCTGTAAAAACAGTGTAAAAAATAATATAAATTTTATAAAAAATATAAAATTGAATTAAAAGAAAAATTAAAAAAAAATAATAAAATGACTGTCACTACCGATTCTCCTATCAATACCCAATGTTGTACCAATCAAGATTCTACAATTATAAAATATAAAGGAATTTCCCTTTGCAAAAAGTGCTTTGATCATAAATACCTTTTTTCATCCTGTGATTTTTGCAAGAAAAAAAAGCAAGAATTGGAAATTACAGAGAAAAAAGACAATGGAGAAAAGCGATATTTTTGTACATTAAAATGCTATAAAAATTCACAAAAAAATATCCCCATTGAAACGGCTGAGAAACCTCTATGTGAAACAGTTGAATTTTATATAGAGCCAAAAGAAAAACTCCCTAATGGTATTTATAAATTTGATTCTAGGCATTTTAAAAACCCTGTACACTTGGATACTAAAATTGTGAGATTTGAAATAACTAAACATGTAAAGCCTCCTGCATTGATTTTCTTTTATAATGAAGCCAATAAACATATTATCAATGTTTTTAGTGATATCAAGGGAAGAATTCATCCCTCTATTACAATTGGAATTGTAGATACAGATTTATATTCATTTAAACGCTATAAAAAATATATTGATTCCCCATCAATTTTATTTTTTTATTCCAGGGAAAATTTTGAGACACTCGATACAATATTTGACATGACATGTTGTATAAATTTTGTAGAGGATATCTGTGCGAGAAGAAATTTATACAAGGTATATACCCCTCACGAATATATACATGAATTAAATATTGATAGTTTTTATAGAAAGAAAACAAGTACATTATCTGAAAACTTGTATCTAAGAGGATATTGTGATACACCAATTCTAGTATTTTTTTATCGTGATATTGATACTCATTATATACCGATATTTAATCAGTTAGTAATTTATATAAGAAACAAGGATGATAAAACCCCTATAATTGGTTTATTAAATGTTAAAGATTGTCAAGAAATTTTCCTTGATAAAATAACTGAACCCAGGGTATGGTTATATGTAGGTGGAAAATGTCGTGAAAAATTTAGTGGAGAAATTTCATTTGAAAATTTGGTCAATTTTCTCAAATAAAATGATATATAATATTTATAAGGTTATAAATATCTAAAAAATTAAAATTGAATATCTTTTTTTAAAGAATACAAGAAAAAGAAATCATTAAAATTCGTTAAAAAAATCATTAAATGCTCCAAGCCGGAAAAACATGCAAATTAGAGAAAAAAATGCGTTGCAAACATGTAGAAAATCTTGGGTTGATTCCGAGGATTTTATACAGAGAAAATAATGTAAAAAATTATTTTTGTAAAACATGCTTTGATAATAAATATTTCCGCAAGGAATGTGCTAATTGTAAAGTTTCTAAGGAAATAAAGGACTTTATCATAATAGAAAAAAATGACCAAAAAAAGGAATTTTACTGTGACTTGAATTGTTATAAAAAAGTAAATGAAAAAATAGTGGAAAACCCCACAGATGAAAAATCCTCTCCAGAAAATATAACAGATAACCCCCTGGAAAATTTCTCTGATTTTCATAAACGATTATTTTCTGCATGTAAAGCAGGACATTTATATAATGTACAAGAAATAATCAATTCATGTTCAAAAATTTTTCTCAAAAATTATTTATCCACTTGTCATGATATAGTATCAGTTATATGCCAAGAAGGTCATGTACATTTATTAAAGTATCTAATTACCAAGGGCCTGATTTTTGATAAGAATCAGGCTCTATTGACGGCAAGTACATTTGGAAAAATTAGGATATTGAAATATCTGATAAAAAATGGTGCGGATATACATGCCAATGATGATTTAGCTGTGAGATATGCCATTGAAAATGGTCATGTAGAAACTGTAAAATATTTACATTCTATCGAGGTTGGGGTAAATCCTTTTACAACTTCTGTGTCCGGCTTTATTTTTGCTTGTGGGAACGGGCATTTAAAAATGGTGGATTATTTAATGGACAAAAATGTAGATCTTGGGAATAAATGGAGAGATGCTATATTCAAGGCGCGTGAAAACGGACATATTAATATAGTAAAATATATAGAAAATGTAATGGAAAAACGAGGGATATTTAATCCTCCATCAAATTTCCATTATTTGACTGATAATGATTTTAAATTTATAAACTGTGTATTTAAATATATAGGGAAAATTTTCCCTATATTGATACATGTATGTGATTCAGATATTAGAAATGGAAATATAATACACATTTTTCAAAAATTAAGCAAGGAAATTTCTCATATAAATATAGGCGTATTCCAATATGATACTATTAAATACCCCAAAGTAAGGTATGAAAGATTTACGAGATTTTATATGAATCAAGATCAAAATAGAGATTATATAGAAGAATTAAGTGATTTTGCTCTAAAGGATTTTATCTCTAGGATATTTCCAAACATTTCTCTGAAAAAAGAAATTTCTTTTTTATCGGTGAAAAAATAACAAAAAATACAAAGATAAAACCCCAATATTTATAACCTTATAAATATTTAAAGAAACATGTAGAAATGTAAAGAAAAATTCAATGATAATGGAACCTCAGGAAATTTCAAGCGCATTAAACAATATTAAAATTGTAGCTACAAATTCATGCCAAGAATTGGCAAATAATATTTGTCAAGTAATGCATAAAAAACTGACTCCCAGTACAGTAAAATACCATGCCAATACAGAGATTAAAACTCAGATCTCTGATAGTATAAGAGGATTTCCAGTATATATTATATCTACAGGGGCTTTTTATCAAGATAGGTCCGTAAATGATCATTTAATGGAAATTTTATGCATGGCCGATGCTTGTAAAAGATCAGATGCAAAATCAATATGTTTGATAGCTCCATTTTTCCCCTATTCTAGATCGGATAAAAAAGATGATGGAAGATGTGCTATTGGAGCTGCATTAGTATCTAGGTTGCTGGGCAAGGCTGGAATAACTAGAATGATATCCATCGATCTTCATGCAGGGCAAATACAGGGATTTACCAAGTTACCATTTGATAATTTATATGCAATAAATATATTCTGTGATTACCTACTTAAAATGGGTATGAATGATACTGGAAAATATATATTAATTTCCCCTGATAATGGAGGAGCAAAAAGAGTAGATTATTATGCTAAAAAATTAAAAATGCCATTTGCTATAATGAACAAGCAAAGAGATTATAGTACAGAAAGCAAAGTAGAATCTAGCCAATTATTGTCTAATACAAATTATAAAGGGAAAACAGCAATAGTGATAGATGATATAATAGATACTTGTGGTACAATGATTTCTGCCTGCAATGAACTAAAAGTTCATGGTATAAAAGATGCAATTATTTTAGCTACACATGGAGTCTTGTCAAAAGATGCCGTAAAAAGAATAAATGAATGCGAGTTTATTTCTCAAGTGATTATCACAAATTCTCTGCCTCATGATAAATTGGAAAAAAATTCAAAATTCAAGGTATTGGATATATCTCAATTATTAGCAGAGGTTATAGTGAGATTAGAGACTAATTGTAGCATTAGTAAAATGTTTGAATAATTAATGATGAAATATTTTATATTTTTATAAAATCAATTTAGAGAAAAAAATATTAAAAAAAGAGAAATGTACGCAAAAGATATTCGTAATATAATTTTAGCTTCAACAAGTAGTATAAAATTAGATGCGGTAGCTGAATTCTTTGAAATCCCTAGAGAAAAAATATTGTGTAAAAATATGGATAATTGTGTGATACCTACTCAACCCTATGGAAGTGGCTGGGGATTTTGTAATATTAGACAAAATCATGTATTGAAAAATTTGACTGATTTTGAAAGAGAAAATTATGATCATTTAATCACTATTGAAAATGCCATTAATAGTAATATTACAGATATTTGCTGGATGCAAATATATAATATCAAGCAGGAAAAAATTGTGAAGTATACTAGTTCTTTGCCTATAAAATTTAATGAAAAATATTACAACCAGGTAAAAAAGCTCACGAGGTATCACTACAATAATGGAGAAGGTTTTTCAATTACAGTTGGGGAGGTAATTAAAATGAGCCACCCAGAGGTAAATGATAAAGATTGGATGGCAGATCCCAGGTTTAATTTGAGTAGGAGTGATAGAATGGTTGATAACAGACTAAATTGTATCAATGGATACAGCTGCAGAAAAGATCAAATTATTCATACTTTTCAATTGGCATTTCCAGCTGATACAATGAGAAAAGAATTGATTCCTCATGTAACGATAATCCCTGATTTTCCCAAACCTGGGGTATTATTCAAGGATCTATCCCCAATTTTAGCTAATGGAAATCTGTTTCAAAAATTGATAAAATTATGTATTGAAAAATTAGATCATGAAAAATGTGATTTTGAAAAGGTGATTGGTTTGGATGCGAGAGGATTTATATATGGTACTGCTTTGGCTACTAAAATGACCAAGGGATTTGGAATGGTGAGAAAAATGGGGAAATTACCGTTTTCCAATGAAAATGAAAAAATTAGTGTGGATTATATTACCGAATATTCTACAGATACATTTGAAATATTAAAGACTAGTATTACTCCTGGAGAAAAGGTATTGTTAGTAGATGATTTGATAGCTACAGGAGGAACATTAAAAGCCGCTAGACAATTGGTAGAACAGGCTGGAGGAAAAGTAGTGGGTATATTAGTAATATTAAAAGTTGATTTTCTATATGAAAAAGCATTGGATTACATAGGGAGAGATGTACCCGTTATTGTGGTATTATAAATTAATCATAAAACTATTTATAGAATTATAAATATTTACAAGAAAATATCTAAAAATGAAACGATCAGAGAAATTTAATGTAAATTTTATTGACCCCTTGGATCTATACAAATCACTGAAAAAATATGATATCCCTATTACATGTAACCATTTATTGGAAATTACTAGCAATGAAAAATTGAGAGAGGATATCATTAATCTAGAAAATAAAAAGGGTATAAAAGAAATAGCATATTCAGGCTTTATTTATCTTCCGATTGATATCAAGGTTATTTTTAGTGAAATAAGGAGAGATATTTTCAAGGGTCATTATCCTCATAAAAATTATTGTCATTTATCTGGTTCAGATGGATATGCTGATATAAGGATATTTAATGCTACATATGCTTATATGTGGTGTGGAGATTGGGATAGATATCTTGAGGGAGGATTTTATAATGGTAAAATGGACTTGCAAAAAATGGGGAATCCACTTGGTAATTATTATACTTTTCCCGATATTACCTATGAAAATCCATTGTTTGCTCCTGTTGGGTCTCCATATACAATTTGCACCGATGGAACATTACTTGAATACAAGTCCATTTTTATTGATTTTGAATATAGAAATTCTATTTTGAGGAGGAGTGATAATCATGTTATCAGTCATTTTCCTAGTTTGAATGGGTTACTTTTTGCCGGTCATTGTTTTCAGTATTCATTTAGTTGTACATATGATGAATTGACGGATATTCCCATTTCTAAAAATGATATCCCCATTTCCAATGAAAATAATAGAAATTTTTTAGCTATAAAATTGAATTAAAAATTATAATAGATGATAATATACAAAATAATGGAAAACATGTATAAATTTATAGATGCTATAACTCCTCTTTCCAAGACTATAACAAAAAGACTGGAAATAATGGATGAACAATTTATATTGAAATATACCGATAAAGCAGAAGCCATTCTCAATGATGGTACTGAATACAATGAATTAAAAGAACTAAGGCTATTAAAAGAATTGGAAAAATGCATGGAAAAAAATGCTGAATATAATAAAATATTGATAGCCAAATTAAAGGAAGAAATAAAAGAGGCTGAGGCTAAACATGAAAAGGAGCATAAAATGAACATAAAAGGAATATAAACAAAGAGTAAACAATAACTATTAAAATATCAATAAATTTCTTTATAAAAGTATAAAGAAAAAAAAGAAAAAATGACGTTACAAAATCTTAAAAAAATTTTAAAAAAATATGAAAAAATGGTAAAATTTTATAAAATAAATTTATTAATAAAATGATTAATGATAAAATATTCGGAACCTTGATAGCCATGGTATTGGCTATCTTGGCTGTATTAAAAATTAGTTTTGACAATAAAAAGAAATTGCGTGAAGATTATATAAATGTACCATTAACAATTAAAAGGGAGCAAGTGGCTGGTGGTAGCCAACAAAATCTATTTGCTGTGCCTAGCAATTATCAAAGCATGTTATCCCCCAGATTTTCTAATCTAAGTTATGGATCTAATATCCGTTATAACATGCCTTCTAATAAAAACCTTGCTGTTCCTACAAATCCATTGGGATATTCTCAAATGGTGGTACAAGGACCATTATCCCTTTCTCAAGATATCCCTGATTCTGAATTGGGAATTATAGAAGGATTCACAGGTTGTGGTAGTTGCAAGGGTGGATGCAAATCTCCCCCAGATTGTGCTAGAGGAGGTGTAGGTGGAAATATGGCAATGGAAATGAATGCATTGGCGGGTATGCATGCCAATCCTGCATTTGCAGCCAAGAAAGCGGGTCTCCAATATCAGGAAGCCACTAGCATGCTTCCTGTGCATGACATGAGAAGTAAAGGATCCCTTCAAGCTTTATCAGGGAACAATGCAAATCCCATTATATATGACAGATATATTTATGCAAATCAAAAAAGTAGGTTGCGTTCCCTTGGAGATCCAATTCGAGGAGACTTGCCTATTGTTCCAAACGCCACTGGCTGGTTCCAACCATCAGTCAGACCCAACATTGACCTCCACGACGGTGCACTAAGTATGATTGGTGGGGCGATGAATCAAACACAAAATCGTACAAATGCTTTGCAATCAATGTCTGTTTCTGGAGTTCCCCAATTGTTCGGTGGAATGAACTATTCAATTGGAAAACAGTCAGGTATATCACCATCGCATGATATAAGCGTGACATCATATCCTTGAAAAATTACTATATTTTATATGTTTTATAAAATATTTTTATTTATCACATACAGATAAATGGTCATAACAATGACCAGGCACCTTTTCCTCATCAGTTATCCGTTTAACATCATAACCCATTCTCTCTAGAAATTCTATTAGAAAACTTAAATTAGTTTCAAACCCTGGATTATCATGAAAATAATCTAATGGAATATCATCTCCACCAAATCCCTTGATTTGGTACTTTTTTATACGTCTCATTAAATATTTATATAATTTGGTAAAATATTTACTATCAATTTCTGACTTCATTTTTCTCTAATTTTATATATTTTTAATATATAAATCAATTTTATTATTTTTATAACATTAAATACTGTTTGCTATACAATTTTATAGGAAATTGTACAGTAATGATAAATTTAATCAATTCTTCGATATGTTTTCTATTCATGTCTAAATAATATATTCTTAATAATGAAATACCGTTATCTCTGCAATACATGTCTTTATATGAATCATTTAATTTTGCTAGATTAAGTCCTGATTCCCCTCCAAAAACTTTGACAGGCTTAAAGTGCTGTTCTCCATCAAATTCTATAGCAACATGATAATTAGATAGATAAAAATCAAATCTTAATGATTTATTATTACAGGATATTCTTTTTTCAGATATATAATTTATATCATTTTTTATTAATATTTTTTCAATCATTAATTCCCCTTTACTTGCATTACATTTTGGACAACCACTTTTATGTTGTGTCCTAGAATTTATTATTGAAAAATAATCTGAATGTCCTTTTGGACAAATCCAATATACCTTTTTAGCTGATCCTTGACTATAATTTTCTGGGCCTAAAATATTTAAAGAACTCCATTCCTTGCATAGTTTAGGATGAGTAGTTTTAAGGCATTTTTCTCCTGATAATTTCATGCCCGTACAATAAGAACATTTTCCTCTAATTATAAATGCGTTTATTTTTCTATAATCTGAATGTCCTTTTGAGCAAATCCAATATACCTTTTTAACGGAACCCACTTTTAATTTTTCTGGATTCAATGTATTTTTACTATAATCCCAATATTTCATTATATCAGTTAATAATGATATAGAATTTGTGGAATTTACCTTTCTATTATTGCATACTGTACAACCTGATTGTACTCTGATATTTATTGAAGCTTCGATTTCATGGCCAAATTTTATACATTTCCACAGTACTACCAATCTACTTGCAGGAGATACCGAATCTGGTGTAAAGTCATTATTTTCACTCCATTCTCTAGCTACATTTGGGCATAATGTATATATTGATCTGCAAGGGCAGCATTTTGTTCTACTACAAAAGGGACAATCTCTGCCATCTAATCTTTTTTTAAAACTAGTTTCCCATCGATGGATCTCTCCGCAACAAGGACCTACATGTTCCCAAACACAATTTGCGGATTTGGATATATTGTCAAATTCCCTGATATTTTCCTGTGAATATTCAAGTCTGATATTTTTTAATCGTATCATTGGGTCTCTTTCTTTTTTAGTATTTATATAATTACATTCTTTACAGCCAAATGATACTCTACTTCTGATCTGCATTTTTAAAGAATGACCATATATACATTTCCAATATACTTCTTTGCTGCTGCATGGAGAAACTGTATCAGGGCCAAAATCATTACAAATATCCCAATCATTAGCTATGGTGGGAAATACACATGCCAAAGATCTACATGGACAGCACTTGACCTTTGTGCAAAACGGGCATCCTGTTTTTCTACCTTTTCTATAAAAAAGATTAGATGGCCATTTATGGATTCTTCCACAACAAGGACCTACATGTTCCCATATACACATTTCCTTGTATAAAATTTCAGTCATTTTTTTGGGATTTTCAGATGAATATTCACTTTCTAATTTTAGCATTAATTCTTCCATTTTTTTTTGAATGAAAAATATCAAAAAAATCAGTTTTATAATGATATTATAAAATTTGATATATATTTTTTTTGAGAATTTTTTTAGAAAAAATAAAAAATTGTACCCAAATAAAATACCTGAAAAAATAACATTTTAATTTTAAAGCATGGCAAATATAAGTTTAGAAGCTAGTGTGCGCACATGTAAAGTTGACCAGGGCTGGGCCAACAAGATAGAATCTGATAGATTTTTCAATCCCAATTTAATGATGTGTCCTGTATGGAGCGGAAGGGATCTCACTGGGAGAAAGGTTTGTCCCGATTCTTTTTATACTAAAAGACCAGGTTGTAATTCCCCTGAAGATCGTATCCTTGTTGAAAATGCTCTTCGTCCAAAGTACTCGGAATATGTTAATTTATCAACTTCTGGGATTTCTGGCCGTTTTGAAGGTGTAGGACCAATGGAAGGAACAGATATATATGATATCACCAGAAGCGGTCAAACATCAGGTGAAGATCTATACGATGTTACTAAAAATAACCCTCATTTTGGAGTGCAATTTGGAGCAAATGTATATCCTGGTTGTGGTTCATATCCTTATGCCAATGGAATGGCTGCTGGTGCTCAAGCCAATAGGGGAATGCAATTTTCCAAGGAAGCTTATAAAGCAAATTGCAACAAGTGCAGAAGTGGGTTTTAAATTAAAACACTAATTTTATATTTTATATAAAATTTTCTTGAAAAATTTTCATTTGCTCATGTCTGTATTTAATATTGATAGATTCTTGAAAATTGCGTGTGCCAAAATTATATTATCAAAAATGGCTTCATCACTTGATAAAAATAAATTGTCATTTTTTTCTTTAATCTTTATATAATTTTGCATTCCTTCTTTTTGGCTATCTTTTATATTCTTTATTTCCATGCTAATTTTATTTTTGGCCATTAGAATATTAGAGTCGGAAATACCAGATTTTTTCTCTTCCAATTCTTTTAGCTGTTTTTCCAATTCAAGAACCTTGTTTTCTGTTTTTTCATAGAATACGCTAAATTTTTTCAGCATTTCTGTGTTATCATTTTTTTGCTTGTTGATCAACTTTGCTTTCGCTTCCAATATATTACCCTTTGACACTATTTGATCAAGGGTAATCAAATGCTTTTCCTGTGTTTTATTTAATATTTTATAGAAACTATCACGAATATTGCGTAAATCGATATTTAATCCCCTACTCTCTATTTTCTCAAAAAATAGCTCTAGATCTACCAAAAAATATAATCTCCTATTTTTATCTCTAGAGGTATGGTCTATCCCCTTGATATCATATGCCTCTACAGAAGCATCCCTTTCCAATATAAAAATATAATTGGAATAACCAATTGCCAATTTATAGCGAAGGCTTTGAGTACAGTATCTAAATCTACGTAATTGTCTATAAATTTTCTTGATTGTTAAAACCTCTGATCTTTCAAGGTCTCTCAATGAGATTCGTCTTTTATAGGATTCATCAAGGGTAGAAATGATATTTGCGCTTTTATCCATTCCTACAGAATTTTCTATATGCAAGTCTATTTCGTCATATGTATTTTCTATTTGAGAATCTTTTTGGGCCCCTGTAAAGGCTAATAATGGATCCTCTTCATCATCCCTTATAGACAAGGGCCTAATTTTCCAAGAATTTTGAGATTCCCGTACCTTGATTTTATAATCACCAGGAATGCTCACTATTATATTATCACCCATTGGGGATATGGCTGTTATATATGCTAAATATCCATGTATATGATAACGATGACGTATAGAGAAATCGTTTGAAGATAATAAACCCTCTAATTTTGCTATTGAAAGATTACTCATTTTTTTCTTTTTTTCCAAATCTCTTAAATTCTTTTTCCAAATATTAAATCTCTTAATTTTTTCACACAGAAATAAATTATCAAAAAAAAATGTATTTTCTTGATGGAGGAAAAAAGACCAAGGCAACATCATTTGGATTTGGAGGGATATCCGAAGGCTTTATTTCGGGATATTCCGAAGGGTATAATTATGATAAGAAAAATAGGTGGATGTGGTATCTATTATTCGCATTGTTAATCATTGCTACAATTTTGTTTATAATGTGGTTCATCAAGAGGAGGAAAATGTAGAGAGAATTTTATTGAAAATTATTTAAGAAATTAAATGTAGATTAAAAATAAAAGGAATGCAAGAAGATAATACCGAAAATGATTCAAGGCTAGATTTATTAGAAATTTTTCGCAGATTTTTCAAATATGAAATTCTAATAGATTTAAAGGTAACAAAAATGATTGTAGAATTTGCCTGTGAATGTCAAGATAATTTCCCAGGTGATTATTTTGGCATGTCAGAGGATCCTGATAGGAAAAAAGATATGGAAAGAGATTTAATGAAATTTCAAGGGGGATATATACCCCTAGAAAAAGTATTGGCAATTGTAGAAAATTATGATATGTGGGACATTAATGTAGATATCGATGAATTAGAAAGTATATCGGCTAGATTAGCATTTATCAATGAATTGGTAAAATTTGTTGATAAATCTCTTGAATGAAACCGCTTATTTTATATTCAATATAAAATATATTAATATTTACCAATTCTGTACATTTAAATATTTTTTATATTCCAAGGGTATAATATTTTCTCTTAATTCCACCTCACATTTTTGTATATTTTTATCTATACTACATGTATCATATAATTCTAATATTGTACCATGAGGAAAAATAACTTCTGATTCTTCCTTTGCCATTGAGTTAAAAGGAAGAATACATTTTGTTCCTTTAGAAACATATATTATCCACAAATATCCTGTTTTGATAAATCCACTGGCGATTTTAGGATTATTACTAGTCGATAATAATCCTATAGAATTTATTTTGTTTTGTTTTATAAATAAATTTGTCTCGTTTCCTCTGAAAACCAGTATATCTCTATCTAATGGGGGAGCATCCTTGAAAATTCTAGTAAATATATATGCGGAATAAACTATGATATTTCCAATGAAAAAATCAGAGAAATTTTCTAATCCCTTTTTCTTTTTTAAAATTTCAAATATTTTCTTTTTAGGGAGATTACCGTATTTATTGGAAAAAAATGGTTCGTTTAAAATGCTATTATTTTTACCTATCATTAGGGTATTTTTATATTCCAATTCTTTTAGAATATCTAATAGAATATTTTTAAAGAAAATACGATTTTGTTTTCTCGCTTTTTCAACTGTATCGATTATACCATTTCTATAAAAATTATTTAAAATATAATCATCACCTCTTGTATATGATTTTATCAATTCTTGTTCTCCCTGAGATAAAGAAGAATAATATGAATAAATATCAGAAAACCATTTTTTTGAGGGAGATAAATCGTTAATTACTCTACATTTTTTTTCAAATGAAATTGTATCAGGAAATTTGTGGATATTATAATATCCAAAAACCACATTTAAATCCGTATCTACATCATATGTCTTTTTGTATGTCCAAGTGTCCAATAAACAAGGAGAAATTTTTTTAGGGGAATTTTCATTTTTTAATACATTTTTTCTGGGTATATTACTCTGATGAATTTTCCATCCTTGCGGTTTAAAAGAAAATACAAAATCAAATGGGACAAATATTTCTAAATTTTTCAAGTCATAAAATTGTAAAGGAATTTCTGTAATATTTGTATATTGTATATTTATATATTTAATATTTGGTAAAAAATTAGCTGGAAATTTTGTAATTGAAAATGATGATATTTTTAAGCGTATTAATTTAATCAATTGAGTTATATTTGGAATTTCAGTGATATTAGATTCTTGAATATAAAGATCCCTTAAATTTACAAGTTTTGTTATATTAGGGAGTTTTTCTAATGAATTATCAGATATATCTAGATTAGTCAAGTTCTCTAGGTTTTCAATACTATTGGAAATATGTTTTAATTTTTTATTATTTGTAATGGAAAGAAATGTGATATTTTTATTTCTTGGAAATTCTCCTAAAAATGTTATATCATTATTGTTAATATATAACATTTTTAGGGGTAATTGTATTTTTTCTTGAAATTCCTCGTTAAATTCATCTTGGTTTAATTTTTTTAATTTTATCTCTTGCATTTCCAACATTTATTCATATCAAATTTTATATTGAATATAAAATATTTTATTTACCTTGCTTTTTGACCCCATCTATTACTCCATCTACTTTGATTAATTTGAGCCATATTTGAAGCCATTATATCCTCCCTAAAAACAGCACTATCACGAATAGAAGATAATGGGTTATATTTTTCATCGGGCATTTTTACCGCTTTTCTAACATAGGTTGGTTTTAAACTACCCATTGGATCTCTATATAATACTCCCTGTACCTGCGAATCAATGGTGAAATTTGGAGAAAAATACGGATCTTCTATTAATGGATCGATATAATATGTAATTTGACCTGCTTTAATATCATTATATGTACGGTAATTCTGACCATAATCATTATATTTATTTTCATATATATCAGTATAACTTTCGCTAGGATATCTCTGACTCTGTATGAAAAATGTACTGCGAAAAGGGGGTCGATCTAATTTTATCAAGGAATTTCTAATTGGATCCATTAACCTGGGATCTTGAGAAGTATATACAATATCATTGCATCCTTTACCATGACTTTCATTTGGCTTTCTACAACCTCCTGAATTACTCTTGCCACATTCCACCCTTTTAAAATCGGGATTCAACTGTGACATTTCTATTGTATTGATATTTCCTGTAGGCCATTTATATGTAGAATTTGTAGGTTGTTTTATTGGTTGCTCTGACTCTGAAAATATAGGGAATTTTCTCAATCCTGGAGATTTAAAATTGCAATTTCCCACGCTTTTATTAGTAGGTATTCCTAGGTTGATATTTGTATTATTTTCCAATTGTAAATTGCATGGACAAGATCCTGACATTTTTATTTATTTTCCTTTTTTTATTTTCCTTTATTGGTTTCTTTATTTATTTCCTTTTCCTTTTTTTCTAAATTATTTCGTAAAATTTGCATCTGTATATCTTGAATTCCACAAGTGACACACATACCATTTCCACACCTGCAACAATAGCATATCACCCTTGCACATTTTACACAATTATATTTAGGTCTCAATGAACACCCTTTTTTTGGCTTGATATATCTATAACCACAAATCACACATTTATCTGTAGGTTTAGGGGAAGGTATATCTTTTTTGAAAATCACTGTTAGATTATTTTCCTTGATATATTTTTTCCTATTATTTTTCTTTTCCAATTTACATTTAATTTCTTCTACAGATAGAGTATAATATACAGTATTTTCATCAGGAGAATCAATAGAATACAGGCTTTCCAAGGAATCCTCAAATGGGTCTCCCATTATTTCCTCTAGAGACATTTCTATATTTAGATTATCCATTATATATTATTTCTATATATTTTTAAACCATAAAATATAAATAACAAAAAGATGGTAATCCACAAAAAAATTGATATATATTTATTATTGATATTTTTTACCTGATTTATATTAGTGATTTCTGGCTTGTTCAATGACCGTTGATAATGGATATTATACGATGTATCACAATGATCTTGGCAATATTTATCTACATCGTCTATAGTATCCTTGCCCGGGTGAGCTTTTGAATGGACTTCTTTTGGAGCATTTTTTTTACATGTTTTTTTGCAACAATCAATTATATCTTTTTTATGGGAACTTAGGCATGTGTCTGATAGATTATCATTTATTATGCATTTATTTTCTTCTAAACATGCATCAAAATATCTATTATCATAGTCAAACCTACTAGTCTCACATATTCTATTGCATACATTATTCATGATTTTACAGGATTGATTGCACTCGTGAATATTCTCTATAAAATCCGGATATTTATTAATGGATAAACCGTCATTTGTATTTGGGTATATCCTCTTGCAATATTCATTACATTCAGATAAATATTCATTGCATCTATCTCCACAGCACTTGTATATTTCATCTCCTGTAGCTGGAATAACCTGCCCATTTTTCACTACACTTCCACAAGGAGTAAATGGGCCTTGAGGTTCCATTATTTTCTTTATTTTATACAATATAAAATATTATTACGATAACGATTATTGTGATTACAATAATCACAATAATATACTACCTTTCATTGTGAGTAATATATCATTTTTATATAATCGTATTTGATATCTGGCACTAGCAAAATCTCCAGCAGCCTTGAAATTCCTTGTATTAATTTTAATTGGAGTATCTAGCATATAATGATCCTTGTCCATTGTTATATACATTGTTCTACTCCAACTCCTTCCATATGCTCTAGTTAGATATTTTCTAGAATTTTTAGGTACTATTATCACTCCCTTGCCAAATTTCACTTGTTTTAGCGGTAAAAGATCAGATAGATAATGAAAGGAATTTGGCCAAATTTCATTGCTATAATCGCTATCAAAAAATGTGCGTAATTTTCCTGTAGAATCATAGTCTAATTTTACAGGAAAAACATCGATACTTGATATATGTCCATTAACCTTTTTCCTGCTATTGATTTTTATCCAATCATATTTCAATCCATTTCGTTTATTCTTTTTCCCTGTCTCTGAATGTAATTTTAAATAATAGCCTTTCTTAGCGAGATCTGCCTTGAATTTTTTGGTGAGCATTTTATCTACATTTAGATATGAAATTTCTATATCAATATCATCATCTATAGGGTTTTGGCCTTGATGCCTTATTGCAGATAAAACTGAGCCACCACTAGCCCAATAACTGATCTCATGATTTATCAATATATCGTGTAGATCATAGAAACATGAATATAATAAGTGAATATATCTTTTATCTAGCGCGTAATCTTTAATATTCGCCATTTATCTCTATAAAAATCTTTTCAAAGCTGCCTTTATATTTTTCGAATTATTAACAATATCAGTATATTCTTTTATTAGAGAATATAATTCATTTTTTTCTCTCCTACCATTTTTCAATATATTTGTTATGGTCAATATAGTCTTTATTTTTCTATCACTTTTTTCAGTAAAATTCCATTGTTTTACAAATTCGTGATAATTTCCATGATAATCTAGAGCTTCCATCGTTCCACAAGATGTACTTGATTTTTCCAGATATTTTTGAGGCATTAATTTTGACAATTCTTCTCCAAAATTTTCCTTCCAATCGGCGATTTGATAGAATATATTCTTTTCAGTAGAAACAGTAAGCATATCTGTAATACTTTGATCTCCTGTCAAAAGTATATCAGGGATACTATATTTCATCAAAGACAATATAATGCTGTTATTTACAGGTAATATATTTCCTCTAATAATTAGAGATTTTTCTGCATCCCTCTCCTTTTTATATATTATGGGTTGTATAGAATTTTCCTCGTTATCGTATATAATAATCTGTGAAAACCAGGAGAAAAATCCCTCGTGATATTTTTTAACATCTTGAATGACAAAATGCGGGCAAATTATTGTAAATATATTTTCTTGTTGATACTTGGTGAATACCATTTTTAAAAAATTAAACATACATTCTTTCCATCCTTTTATAGGGGCTATATAGATTAAACAAAATTCTCCTTTTATATTTAGATTTTCTCTAATATATTTCTTTTCTTCTATTTTTATCAATGATTTAGGTAAAAATAACATTCCACTTCTATTTCCTCCAATTCCCATGTTAAAATCAAATCCTTTTTCAATATAATCATTATACTCTGAAAAAAAGAATGTATTGAATCTATTGGCTTTAGGTATAACACTTTGCACAACTGATAAATCAGGATCGTAATTTTGTACAATTGGTGCATCAAAAAATAGGTCAAATTTATCTGTACTGACGATCTCTGCATTTTTATTATAAATTTTAAAATCAGAGGTATATCTTTTGCACTGCGATATTTTTTTATCAAATTCTGGATCATTAATATTTACAGCCAATTTATATACATTATCATCTCTACCACTCATTTTTATCAGTATATCTGGAGTTGTAGTTGCTATCTTTACATTGGCCTTATATTCATATTCTAATATCTTGCTTAATTTCAAGGCAAAAATTAAGTCCCCAAATCCCTCACAAGGAGTATTTAGTATTAATATATTTACATTGGAATAATCATTAGATATTTCAGGTAAATTTATAATGTCTGGATTTAATAACAATTTTTTCAATGTTTCCAAATCCTCTGCCTCTCTAGCAAACGCCAATAATTTTTTGGTTATTTTTTTTAATCGTGATTTATCCATTTATTTTTAGTTTAAATCCCCAATTTATTTAGAGCAGAATTTATTGTCTTGGAATTTTCAACAATATCAATATATTTCTCTATAAAAGAATTTTCTCCATTTTTTAGAATATTTGCAACAATTAATATTGCCTTTAATTTTTTACTACTCTTTTTTATGAAATTCCATTCCTTGATAAATTTGCTATAATTTCCATGATATTTCAATGCTTCCATTGTTCCACAAGAAGTAGTCATTTTTCGTAAATATTTCTGAGGCATTAATTTAGCCAATGAATTGGAAAAATTTCTCTTCCAATCAGCAATTTGATAAAATATATTTTTTCTGCTACTTATTGTAAGCATATCTGTGATACTTTGATCCCCTGTCAAGAGAATATCAGAAACACTATATTTCATTAATGCTAAAATAACTTGGTTATGAACAGGGAGAATATCCCCTCTGATTATCAAGGTTTTCCTGTTATTTTGTTTTGGATCATTATATTCAGTTTCCCCTCCACCTTTTTCAATGATTTTAATATTAGAGAAAAATGGGTAAATTTTCTTGACATTTTTCTTGATAGCCGATACGGTGAATTTTGGGCATATCACAGTAAATATTTTAAATTTATATTTTTTCAATATCATTCCTATAAAACTGAGCATACATTTTTCCCATTTTTCAATATCAGCAATATATATCAAGCAAAATTTACCAGAAATTTTCAAGATATCCTTGATAAATTCCTTTTTTGTTATTACTCTCAATGGCCTAGGCAAAAATAACATGCCATTCCTTTTTCCCCCTATTCCCATGTTAAAATCAAAGTTTTTATCTAAATGATCATTATACTCTGAAAAAAAGAATGTATTAAATTTATTAGCTGTGGGTACTACCTTTTTTATATTGGCTAAACTAGGCTCATAATCGGCCATTAATGGCGCGTCAAAAAATAGGTCAAAATCAGAAGTGTCAATTGATTCTCCTGTTATTGGGTGAAATATCTTTAATGTCGTATATCTTCTACATTGACTCATTTTTTTATTAGATTCGGGGGCAGAAAATGAAGTTGCCAATTTATATACATTATCTGTACCACTGATCCCTATTAATGAATTTGCAAGAGTTGTGGCTATTTTTACATGCGCAGAAAAATAATATTCCAATATTTTACTCAATTTAAAAGCAAAAATAAGATCTCCAAAACCATTGCAAGGGGTATTTAATATTAGGATATTTAACCCCTTGTAATTTCCAGATTTAATTACCCCTGGTTCATATAATATATTTTTTAGTTTATCAATTGATCTAGCTTTTTTCGCTAGAGTGAGAATACGTTTCTCCATTTATCTTTATAAAAATATAAAGATTAAAAATAAATAAAATTTAGTAAAATTAAATTGAAAATTTTAAACATTATAACGATCAGTATTTTCTTTACCAGCTCCAGCCAATTGAACTTGCAGATCTATCATCTTTTTCATGAAAAACAATGGGTGGATCAAAGGAATATGCTGTAAGCCTTCCGTCCTCAACTTGATTAGAAACTAATTGATCAATATGATTTCCAGCATTATCATCTATTAATTTTAATACTTTTCTGGCTCCTTTTAATGAATAAGCATAACACCATGTTCCTCCAGGATGTATAGTATTAGAAATATATGGAGTTATTTTATCACAATCATCGCATATTGTTCTTAGATCATTTGCATATTGAACATAATAATCTTCGTCTATATATTGTGATAATTGAGAGAGATGCTTTATATTTCCCTTTTTTTTCTCTGAGATACCTTGTACTCCGCATCTATCTCCACAGCCTAGATATAATAAATCCCAATTTTCTTTTCTGACTTTTTTCAAAGAATTTATACCCTGAGTAAATTTCTCTGTTAAATTTCTAGTTAATTCAATATCATCTTCGCATATTAATATCCTTGGATATCTCATTTTTACCATGTGTCGTAAAATAAGGATAGTACCAATAGTAAGACTAGAAGCTGGAACTAACTCGGCTATTTTCATTCCTTTTTTTACAGGGATTTTCACATTATAAATCATTTCAAAAGTTTTTAGCTTTTCCAAGCATGCTTTATCTCCTTGACCCATACATCTGCCATCAATAGCTACAAATCTCGATACATTAATTTTTTTTCTATCAAACTGTTTTTTTACCTTGCTCCATTTCTCAGGTTTATCATATAAATTTATCACATATATTTTGCTGAAAAAAGTGTCTAGTTTCATTTATTTATATTTAATGAAAGATATTTAAGAAATGTATTTTTCAAAAAATTATCAAATAAAAAGAGAAAAATGTCCCGTACAAACCCGATATCAGGGAATCCAAATATTCCCACTACAATTACTTCTGGAAATTCCAATGGAAACCCAAATGGAATCGGAAAAGAAGACTTATTCAATAATAACATGGTAAAAAATGCGTTAAAAGGAATGTCTCCTGAACAGTTGGAAATGTATCAAAGAATAGGGGAGAGAATGTACAATTCAGTAGATTTCACTAAAAATGAGATATTAAATAATACAGAGCCGCCTGTAGAGGAAAAATTGGCATATATTATATCAGGTTTGAAAAGTGGATTATCACCTAGAGATATGGATGAAGAAGAGATTAAATTAATGATTGAATATTATGGGGATAGATGGTTTGAAAAATTTGGAATAACTCTAGAAGAAATTGGTACAATTGCAAAAGAGTTATTGGCTGAATCAGAAAAATATAAAAAAGTGGGTAGAAATGATAAATGTCCTTGTGGTAGCGGAAAAAAGTATAAACAATGCCATATTGATAGACCAGGTGCCGTGCCTAAACTAGTACAACAAAAGGCATTAAATATTTATGAAGAGAGAAAGGGTTAAAAATATAATCATATTTTAGCCCCTACAGATATTAAGTATTTTACTATTTCTAAATGACCATTCGCACTTGCACATTTTATAGCCCAATTATCCTGCGCAGTGATATCAGCTCCTATAGATACTAAATATTTTACTACCTCTAAATGACCATATTCACTTGCCCATCTCAAAGCCCAATTATTTGCAGCCTTAATATCAGCACCCATAGATACTAGGTATTTCACCACTTCTAAATGACCATTATTACTTGAATATCTCACAGCATAATTATTTCTAGCAGTGATATCAGCTCCTACAGATACTAGATATTTTATCACTTTTAAATGACCATTTGCACTTGCCAATCTCACTGCATAATTATTTTCAGCAATGATATCCGCGCCAAGAGATACTAAGTATTTTACACCATTTAAATCATTCCTCCTTATCAATTCAATGATACCCATTTTTTCCCAATATTTTTCTATACGATATTTATTGAGACTAAATAGGGAATCTTTAGTGGCACATATCTTTAACAATAATTCTACATTTAATGCACTACAAATATGATCTATTAATTCTAGCGGAAGCAACTCCATTTAAATTTTATTTTTTGATTACTCTTCATTTTATCAATTTTATATTCATTTTATAAAGATATAAAATATTTTACATTGATACATATCCATTATTACTTATAAATCTATGAGATTGTTCATGTCTGACTGAAGGACATATTATTGTTTTTTCACCAGTGATAACATTAATTTCTTCTATACAACCGGCAAATGATTTTCTGCTATGGATTAACGGTTTATCTATTGATCTTAACCCTAGATACACATGAGAATTATCAATGACATAATTTGCTCTATTCATTTTATTATATTTCATGTATTTAAATGGAAAATTATACAATTCTTTTTTAGGCTTATTTTATAAAGATATAAAATATTTTATGAAAAATATCCATATTTACTCATGGATTTATGAGCTTGTTCATGTTCTTTAGAAGGATATATCATTTCTTTTTGGCAAGTAATAATATTAATTATTTCTGTACATCCACATGATAATTTTCTATGGATAAACCTTGTATCATCTTTTTGGCTTGAATCTGAATATACACTAGATTTATCAAATACATGATTTGCTCTATCCATTTTATTATATTTTACCCATTTAAATGGAAAATTATACAATCCTTCTTTTTTTCATAATGGGTTTATTTTTTACTATTTTGTCGGTAGGTAATGCTTTTGGATGAGAATCTGTCCATTTTTGTAGAGCAATACTGTTTCCAAATAAATCACGGCAACCCCAGCAAAAAATATGATTTGTATAATACCAGTCAAAATAAGGCTTGTATGATAGATCACATTTACATAGATCACAATTTTTACTCATTTTTCTGATTAAAAAATTTTCAAAAAAATCAATTTCATTTAATAAAATATTTAAGAAATATATTTATCAAAAAATATCAATTGAAATAGCATTAAAAATGGCAAGTATATCTTATGAACCATATAATAAAAAATCCTTTGTAATCAAGGGGGTAGATAAAGATTGCGAATTATTAAAGCCGATTGGAGGAAAATGGAATACAAGGTTAAAGATTGGGCCATCTTGGCTTGTTCCTCTTGAAAATGAAGACGAGTTAAAAAAGGTGATTGCCAAGCTGAAAAGATTGGAAAAAGCCAAGGCAATGAAGGAAACTGGGAAAAATCATACTACCCAGAAAAAATACCATAGGGCCAGTAGTGAAGCAGAGGAAGAAGAGCCTCAGGAACCGGAAAAAAATGAGTCTAGTGTAGAAAATGAAGGATCTTCTGAAGGAACTATTAATGAAAGAAAAGAAAGAGAAAATCCCAGCCCCAAGAAAAAGGATAAAAAACGTCAGGAAACACCTGATATTTCTAGATTGAGGATATCAACAAAGGAATCCAAAGAATCAGAAGGATCTGATTCAGAAAAATCAAGGGAATTTTCTGATAGTGTTATATCCAGTTCCAGTGAAGAAAGAGAATATAAAAGAACCCCTGAAAGGAGAGAAAGATTTGAAAAATATGATTCAAGAATTAGAGAGAGGGAGAAACAGTACCGAATAGGTGAGGGACGAAATGTTGATCGACCTAGAGAAAGATCAAGAGATAGACCTAGAATATCTGAAAGAGATGATAGACCTAGAAGAGATTATGAAAGAAATAGATCTAGGGAAAGACCCAGATATCGATCGAGAGACAGATCAAGGGAAAGAAATAGACCCAGAAGAGAAGATAGACCCAGTACATGTCGTACAGCTAGAATACCTGAAAGGGATCGTGAAAGGGATCGTGAAAGGGATCGTGAAAGGCCTAGAGACCGATCAAGGGAAAGACCTAGGAATAGACGTTAATTTTTTAATATTTATACAATTATAAATATTTTTTACCTTATTTTGCACAATAATTAAATTTTTTCCCGCTAGATCCCCATGGATACCTTTTTCCAGGCTCGTACATTTTCCAATCAATTACATCTCGGCTAGAGCGTTTTCCAAAGCGAGAAATACACGCAGAATCACATTGTAATTTTGCAGGTAAATTTCCTAATTGGTCAAAGGCAGGGGGACCTTCGAAAAAATACTTGTTTTCAGAATTTTCATAAATTTCGTGATTCATTTATTTAAATATTTACCAAAAAATATTTATTGATTTTCAATAAAAAATAATACATGCAGATTTTTTATTCCTGCAAAAAACTAAAACTTGGAGTATCTGATTTATTGTCTTTTCCTGTATAGAATTTGAATATGAGAAATCCTCCTATGATTAGAATGGCTAAAACAGCTATTAATTTAAAGAAAGAATTAATACTTTCCTTGCTACGATTTTCAGGATATCCGGGAGGGGCCATTTTTCCAATGTTTTTCTCATTAGAATTATAATTGGGAGGATATTTATGGTTATTGGGGTTTTGATCATTTACTAATTGATCTGCAAATCTCACTTGTTTTTTCTGGGGATTCACAGGAGGTTCCGATTTCACAGGTAATTCCTTTATATTTACCTGGGCAAATATAATCATGGGTTGATCTGCTTTGACTACCATGTAATAATTAGTATGTACATTTTTCTCGAATGAAATCTTGCCTGATATAGACCCCTCTTCTACATATTTAAATTCCAGTTCTTTATCTTGATCTAATAATTCTTGGTCTGCAATGATAAAATAAAAGGGATTCAAAGTTTCTGACTGTACTAGAAAATCTGCTTCAAAATTCACTATTTCTCCATTTATATCAATGAGCTTTTTTACAGAGTTTATCTCTAGCTTTTTTTGAAAAGACATTTTTTCCCGTAATTAATATATTTTCCCTGAAAATTCTTCTTTTAAATTGATTTTTAAAAGATCAATATCAATAAATGAAATTGCAAACATTTTTGCCAAATTTATATATATTTATATTGGTATTGGTAATTACTATTATTTTATATACAGTATATTTGGTATTGCAAGTAGATAGACCAAATGACTTGACAATGTTTAATCAATTGGAGCCATTTCCTACTATAAAAATGCAGGGATTGCCAAACCCAAGATTTACAATAGCTCAAAATGTGGAAAATTGTAAAGATCATTTAATCCCTTGTGATAATGACTCAAATTGTTCAGAAAAATGTGGTGCTGATTATACTTGTAGAACTGTATCGACAGGGGAAAATATAATATATAATAATATCAAGGTGGGAGAGGGAAAATGGTGCTTACCAAAAAATACATTGCAAGGTTGTGGAAAATATACAGGTAGAGCTGTATGGTCAGCAAACGAACAAGGACAGGGATGGAAATGTGAGTGTTTATATCCATCACTTTTTGATGGTCCATATTGCTTGAATAATAAATCGTGTCAAGATCCTACTCCCGGTGCTAAAAATATACAGGGAAATAATAACGCATTGGTGGATAAACAAGGAAATGTATATGACCCATCATTGCCTGACTTTAAACCTCCAAATGGTATATATAATCCTTTTGCCGTAGATTCAGAGGGAAATAGAATATATAGTTGTAGGTGTGGAGTAGGCTCAGGGGGTAAGCAATTTGTCAAGTTGAAAAATGATCCCTATTATTGTCATTTAGAACCCTGTACTCAATCGAATACTAGTCCGTTATGGGATGAATTAAATCAAACGTGCTTGTGTGGAACTGATGCATTGAAAAATAGCGATGGTACATGTGTAATTCAAGAGTGTCCATATGGAAGTTGGAACGGAATCACACAGCAATGTGAGTGTGCGGGTACTGAAGCCAAAATTAGATGTAATAGTAATTTCTCTAAATGGGATGATCATGCTACACTTCCAATGTGCTCTGATCCAAAAAATCAGGCTGGAATAGAATGTATCAGTAGATGTATCCGTCAGTCATGTACATCAGATAATGATAATGATTGTGGAGGTAAAAATGGATACAAGCCAAAATACTGTAACGAAAACAATAAAAAATGCATCGTATGTATATCAGGTAATTGTGTAGATGAAAATGGTAATTTCTGCTGTGAGTGTGGTGAGGGGGAAACCTATGAAACCGAAACAGGAAATTGCCTCGGACAAGGCAGAACAAAGGGACGTGTATGTTACGACAAATCATGTGGAAATTTAAAGTTTTTTTGGATCATGGAATCGCTTCATGAGTCAGCCGGAAATAGATATCGTGTGGCTCCTATTGTTTATAGCAAAAGTATATGCCCCGATAGTGATTGCGTTTCTACTAAAACTTTGCCTGGATGGTCTATCAATCAAAACGGAGATATATCTTTTGCCGATGCTCAAGATAAATGTAAGACTAGGTGTCTATCTGAAAAAGGTATATATAATTACAGTGATTTAGAAAATGTAATAAATTATTTAGATAAAGAAGGGGATAGTGATAAATATTTGGGAAGTTTATTAGAAAATATTAAAAGTGAGTGGGATAGAGATTTTTGGAGTAAATATGTTAGTTTTGGAGGAGATGATATAATGAATGAATTTATAAAGAATAATGGGGGTGCCAATTTTGATAACGATGACGTTAGAGATTTCGTCAATGATCACTATGATAAAAATAGCAATGTTTGGAAGGGAAATTTCAACATGTATGGTGGAGGGATAATTTGTAGTGGAAGGGGATCGGATGACGATCCTAGTATGGGATATAGTAGTGGAAATAATTGTGTGTGATAAAATGATAAAATAAAAATAAACATTTAAGAAAAATAAATTCCTCAATAAAATGAATAGACCTCAAGCCCCCTCTTTTAAAATCTCAAAAACTTACATGAACAAGGTAATGAAAACACAAGCCAAATATGTAGTTTGTGATGGAGAAAATGTTTCCTCTTCAAAAAACCCTATTGAAGGTATCGCTCCATGCACAGATGTTGCACAGGTTAAAAGTAAGGTTCCAGGAGCATTTAAAATGCACAAGACTTTTTATGCCGTTTCTGATCGTTAAATAATCGTTGAATCCCCCATTTTTATATTATTATAAAAATTATCCATTAGAAATGGTCTATATATTTTATATTTTTCTTTCCTGCCAATTCATTTCTCATTGAGCATATTTCCTTTGCCATTTCTCTATTTTTTTGTATTTCTACATTTAATTTTTCCTCTAGAATATCGGCTCTTTTTGTAAGCTCGGCTATGGTCCGTATTTCCTTTTTTAATTCCTCAAATTCTTTTCTATTCATTTTGTCCATTTTATATTTTTATAAAAGGTTAATTTTATTCTTTTTTTCAATTTTAAATTTTCTCTAAATTTATAGTCAAATTTGTCAATATATTATCTACATTTTTTTCATACGCCTTTTTCCTAGCAAGTTCTATTTCTGCCTGTTCATCCTTTAATTTATTAATTTTTTCCCTTAATTTATCAATGGTATCGATGAGGTCTCTACCAGTTATAATATTTATATATTTTAATATAGTTTCTAATATTTCAATAGAATGCAATAATTTAGTCTCTACATGTTCTATGTCTTGAGCCTTGGGTAGTATTCCATTCAATGAATCCAATCTTTTTAAATGGCAGTTTTCATTGGATAGATTATCCAATGTTGTACGTATAAATTTTAAATTGTCTTGTTGTTCTTTTATATGCTGTTCTTTGGCCTTTATTTTTTCTTGATCTTTTTCAGATATATTAATACCCTCTGATATCGATGTATTCATTAAATGAGATATTGGCATGGGTTTAATAGAATGAAAAAATGGATTAATCACTGGGTCAAATTTAAATTGAAATTTTTCAGTTTCTTTTCCCAATTGGTTTTCAATAACACAATTTTCTGCGGCGGCTTTTAACAAAACAGGGCTAATAGTCCTTGGTAGTTTCAAAGGGGAAGATATAGGTTTATCTATTGATCGTTTTTTACCGAATATTTTTTTGGGGATTTCAGTTATAGTATTTCCAGCCATGTTTGAGTCATTTTTCATGGTAATTGATATTTTTTTCAATTTTATATTTCTTATAAAATTATTATAATTTTTTCAATTTTGAGATTAATCATATATTTCCTCTACACACTTTGTACATTTATTACTCCAATTTTTTGGTACAGAATCCGGTTTTGTAAAAGCTAAATTGCTATATACATTTTTGCTTGGAATTAAAGCTTGACATGTACAAGGGAAAAATTCTATACTTCTCCTAACACAAAATCCATTTACAGTCATTGTATCTAGATATTTCAGTAAAACTGTATATTTACAATTTGGATCTTTGGCCTCTTCTTCTGTAGGGATAAAATCTACCAATATAATTCCCTTTGGTGTTGTCTTGAGCAACTTGCAATATGAAACATACCCAAAAATAAGAGAAGGATAATCTTGTGAATATGTAGTATAAAATCCCTTTATCCATTTGGGAAAAATCTGACCAATTAATTCTCTTATTTCATCCAGAGATTTACATGATTTTAATTTCGATATATTTTCCTCTTTATTTTCATCATCAATATATGGATCCATTATTTTTATACGATACTTGAATATTTCCAATATTTAAATTTTCTTTAAATATTTTCTCTTTTCTTTTTTAAGGGAAAACAATGTTATCGATTTCATCAATTTCTTTTTCAGAAACTTCTAGACTACCTGTCAGTTCAAATTCGTAATCGGGAGCAATTTTTGCCCTAGCAAAATCTTGTATTGTACAGGATTTCATTATAGCATCAAATAATAAATTTCTGTTATCCTGAGGCAATGATTGTTTTTCTAATTTTTCATTATAATATTCATAGCTTCCCTGAATTGGCATTTTACAGTATATTTTATCGTTATCCGCAAAAAGTATAGCTCTTTTAGCAAATTTAAAGCCCATTTCCTGACATGTTATTTTTCCCGCTAAAATTACTGTGATACTTTTCCTTGTATTTTCTATCGTAGTCTCTACTATTGTTTTACTATAATGTGTATATCCAGGCATTTTTCTTTTTTTAATATATTTTTCCTTAAATATTTTTTCTTGAATATTTTTCTTTTCAATTTTAAACATTTTTCCTTTTTTCTCCAAAAATAACATTGATGATAATCATTAATATAAAGGCTAAAAATACAAAGGATATTATAAATCCTATATAAAATGGTACCTTTTTGTAATTCCCAGAATTTCCTCTATAATTTTCCATGAACATTCCATTATTAGGGATTGTAGCTTGCATATTCCCTGGATTCATTATTCCATTTGTACTCCAGATTATAGGTGGTTGAATATTCCTCCAATAACATAGGCTTTTTCCATTGGCAATTTTAGATATATTTATACATTCCTTGCATTTTCTCCCACATTCACTATCAATTATAGTATCAATATCCATTGTTCCCATTTGATTAGCACAGTTTTGATAACAACAATTATTTAGGGAATTTATATCTTTTATCCCATATTTTTCTACACAAGATTCACATGGATCTTGCATTTCTTTTCCTTTTTATTTCTTCTTTTTTATTGAGAAAATGAAATAAATATTTTTTACATTTAAAGGGATCAATACTTGCAAAAATGGGAAATCAGGAATTTGAATATTTAACTTTATTAAATACAGTATTGACTACAGGAGAAAAACATACCTCTAGAAATGCTGAAACATTATCTATTTTTAACGCTAATTTACATTTTGATTTATCCCGTGGTTTCCCGTTAATGACTCATAAAAAAATGTTTTTTAGGGGAGTAGTTGAAGAATTACTATTTTTTATCAGAGGGGATACTGATACAAAAATATTAGAAGATAAAGGAATATATATTTGGAAAGGGAATACTGACCGAGAATTTTTAAATAAAATGGGTTTTGATTATAAAGAGGGGTTAATGGGACCAAATTATGGGTATAATTGGAGGAGTTTTGGTAGCATGTATAATCCTAAAGATGGTACCCCTTTACATCCCGGTGTGGATCAATTAAAAAATGTAATTGATACGATCAGAAAAGATCCTCATTCTAGAAGGATTTTACTCACTTCATATGACCCAATGACTGTTAGCCAATGTGTGTTATATCCCTGTCATACGGTTATAGCTCAATTTCATGTGGAGCGAGGGGATTCAGATAATCATCAGTGTCTTTGTAAAAAGGATAAACTAAACATGTTTTGTTATATACGTTCCAGCGATTTATTTTTAGGCTTGCCTTTTAATATTGCTAGCTCTGCTTTATTACTCTCCTTTATAGCATCAATCACAGATAAAATACCAGGTAAATTGCACATTACCCTTGGCGATGCACACATTTATACTGCCCATATTGATGCTGTAAAAACGGCTATATCCAGAGCTGGCGAATTATTTGATTTCCCCATAATTGATATACCAAAATTGGATAGCATCGAACAACTTGAAAATCTAAAATTTTCTGATATTAATTTATATGGCTATAAATCCCATGATACTATCACTGCCCCAATGTTACCTTGAAATAAAATTGAATTTCTATATATCATTTAGATGATAAACACCTATTCATTGATAATGGAGAATAAACGTATAAATAGACATGTAATTACTGAATTAGAAGTATTACAACGCGACATTGACAACATGATTCAATCTCTAAAAATAAAGTCTGCAAAAATAACAGGTTTCATAATCGAGATAAATGAGTCTGGACTAGAAAATTGTGAAAAAGAAATACTGGAAGAATTTAGCGAAATTTGGCTGGAGGAAAAAGACGATCAAATTAATGATCTTTACAATAATGTTTCAGCAGTGATTTCAGCAGTGAAAAAGAATCAGATTAAAAATTAAAACCCTAATGATATTATTAAAACCCAATAAAATTTTATAGCCTTATAAAATTGAATTTTAGTGAATTTTTCTCTTGAACAAATAAATGGAAAATCTAACTGAAATAACCAAACAATGGAAAGAGCTATCCGTTTCAGATAAAAATGCCTTTTTAATATTTCTCATAAAGGAATATTCATTTGAAAATGTAATAGATCCCGTATATTGTAATGACTGTAAAATGATAGGATGTTTTGACAATATTAAAATGAAATGGCATCCCTGCGAGTTTTATAATTGCGAAAAATGTAATCATGATTACTGTGAAAAATGTATACCAAAAGATCCTGAAACATGTATAGAGGAGGATATATGCAAAAATTGCGAGAAAAAATGATAACCAATAAATTTTATAGCCTTATAAAATTGAATTTTTCATTTAAAAGTAGGTCAAGATACCTAAATACGGTAAAAAACAGATTAAAAAGCTAAACGTTAATAATGACAATGGAAGAAACCTATAAAACAATCCTCCTTAAAAATATTCAGCCTTCCCAAGCTACCATTTCGGATAGTGTATCCAGTGATCAAATTCTCTATAAAAAGCTGTTAATGACTCATCCCAATATTGCTCTTACTGATTCCCTAGACGGCCTCGAAAATTATTCATTCAAGGAATGTGATAATGAAACATGCCAAATTATCAAGGCCTCTAGGGGGATAGTATATTCAGGGGAAAAAATGATTTGTAGATCTTTTCCCTTTACAGTATCATTCACCACTGATCAAAAAAGTGATATCATTAAATTCTTTGGAGATTTAGATATTTCCCAAGTAATGTTTTTCCCTTGTTTCGAAGGGACAATCGTGAGAGTATTTAATCACAATGATAAATGGTATATCTCTACCAATAGAAGATTAAATGCAGATGACTGTAATTGGGGCCCTGATAGAGAAACATTTGGGAGCAAATTTAGAGCCAAATTTTGCAAGGAAAGAGAGGACTGGGATCCTTCTACAGATCCTTTCTCGATACTAGATAAAGAAAAGACCTATTTTTTCCTTATTGAAAATAATATGAAATCTAGACTGGTTTGTCAAAAGGAATTTCCCCAGTTATATTTTGTAGGAGGGATTTTTAGAGATAAATTCTTTACTGAACCACCCAAAAAAGTATTGACTCCTCCCTTGATCCTATTCAAAACATATGATCAGGTTATTGATTATGCTGAAAAAACTGATTGGAAAAAGCAACAAGGAATTATTGCATTTTGCCCTGGGTTTATCCAGGTGAAAATTATCTCTACAGAATATAATAAACGATATCTAGCCAGAAATAACAATCCTCATTTAGGAAATAGGTATCTTGAGCTCAGAGGAAAAAATGACACAAAGGAGCTAAATTTATTCATGGAAATGTATCCTGAACATTCTAATGAATTTTTTGGCTATGAAAAAAAGATACAAATTGTTTCTCAAAAATTGCTGATGCTTTATGATACTAGATATCTCTCTAGGCAATTTGTCAAGACTACTCCTCAGAAACATTTCGTCATAAAAACAGCCTGGGAAGAAGCAGGATTTGGTAAAGAAAAAGTAGGTATAGAAGAAATAAAAGAAATTTTATTGAGACAAAATACCCGCACAATTCAGACAATGATCCGTGAAATGGTTCCAATGGAAATAAAGCAAGTAGTGTTTGTAGGAAATGGAAAGCCAAATGATGAAAAGTAAAAAATTAGAAAAAATGATAAAATGATAAATTAATAAAAAAATAAATTCTTTATAAAACTATAAAGACTATAAAATTGAATATATTTCTCATGAGAAATATATAATAATAGAATGAAAAATCTCAGCCTTGTTTTCATATCATTTCAACCAATAAATCCTGAATATATTTTACAAGTCAAAAATGTATTAAAAATTCACTATAATGATTGTAAAATTCATGCTTCAAATTATATTTCTTTATTGTTTGAATATACTGAATTGATAGAAATACCAATTATATATGAAAATATAGGAAAAATAATAGAACAAGTGGAAAATCCCAATGAAATCTCCTTTAAAATTCACGAAATATCATGATTGGTTTAACATGAAATGTAGTATAAAATTGAATATAAAAATATCTCGTGGTAAAATAGCATCAGATATTCGATAATGTCAAAAAGAGAAAAAATGGATAAAGAAAAAGCCATTCACTTAGCACATGAAATGATGACTGATATTAATGAGGGAGATTTCACCATAAAATTCAAGGTGGTGAAAATAGAAATATTATTCAATCATATATTCAAATATATACAATTTTTCACAGACACTATTTTGATGAATACAATGGAGAAAAAATTAATAGAATTTTCTAGCTCAAAAAAATTTCCCAGAGCCAAAGAATATCTTGATAAATTGTATACATTGTCAGGGAAAAATACAAGGAAATCAATTAGGCTGGAAAATAAAAGAAAAATTGGGTGTGACAATAATAGTACAAAGAGGAGAAGAATTCAATGAAAAATGATAGTATTAACAATAAAAATAAAATCAATAATTATTTATAGAAACCTATAAATAATTGACAATGGGTAAAATGAGTGGATTATTACCGCTAGAATTAATTGACCATATTTGTAGTGTATTAAATATAGAATTATTACTGAAAATATGTGATTATGATAATCCTGGAAATTTTCTACTTGACTTGAATGAAAAGAGGATTCAAAATTATTGGAAAAAAATGGGTATTTATAAACTGATTAAAAAAAATGATTTAGTCGGTATAAAATACTTGGTATCTGCAGGAATCGATATTACGGCTGGTGATAATCTTGCTGTGATAATAGCAAGTGATAATAGCAATATAAAAATTGTACAATATTTGGTATCTGTAGGTGCCGATATTACAGATCGGAATAATTGGGCTGTGAAATATGCAGTTAGAAATAGACATTTAGAAATGGTGAAATATCTAGTATCTGTGGGAGCTGATATTACAGCCGGAAATAATTGTTCTGTGAAATGGGCAATTGAAAATGGGCAATTAGAAATGGTGAAATACCTAGTATCTATAGGGGTTGATATAACTACTGATAATAATGAACCTTTGATGAGAGCTTGCAGTTATGGTCATTTAGAGGTAGTGAAATATTTAGTATCTATAGGTACTGATATAACTGTTAGAGATGATTTGGCTGTGAGATCAGCAAGTAGAGATGGCCATTTGGAGGTTGTGAAATATCTAGTATCTGTGGGAGCTGATATCAAAGCCAAAGATGATTGGGCCATGAGATTGGCAAGTAGAAATGGCCATTTAGAGGTTGTGAAATATCTAGTGTCTGTAGGGGCTGATATCAAAGCCAAAGATAATTTTGCCATGAGACACGCAAGTGAAAAAGGCCATTTAGAAGTTGTCAATTTTATTGAAAAATATATAGAAAATTCCAAACAATGAAATAATATTTATATCTAATATAAATATCTGAGGAAAAATTAATATTAAAATTATATCATTTTTAAATAGGATAAAAATGAGAGTATAATTCCTTTTGGATATCTCACTTGTATTATTCCAGTATTTATTCCAGCCAAAGTAGCATGTTTATCAAGATAATTTACTGATTCTATTATTCTCATTACATTTGACTCATCAATCTCGTATATACTTTCTGTTCGTATTATTTTTTCATCATTGGATAAAAATAATAATTCTTTATAGCCTGTTTTTTGATTCTTGTAAAATCCAATTGTCTTGGGTATAAATATAGTCCCTGCAGTGATGTCCAATGTCGAATCATTGAATTTTTGTGAATCAAATTCTCTATAATATTTATAGTAAAAATCAGAACCAAATATCCCATTGGTAGGTATAGATTTTTGTTTGAGAAAATTTCCAAATTTATCAAAATAATTTATATTGTAAAAATCCTTTGTATATGTAGCATGATATACTGCGGCATTTTTTACTATTTCTCGGTATTCTTTTTTCACATCAATAGTTTTTCTCTGTATAAATTCAGAAAATTCATTAAAAGAAAAATTTTGGTATTCTCTAGTGAAAAATGTGATTCCAAGTATAGTCTCATTTTTTTCGTTTAAATAATCCAGGTAAATGATATCACCTTTTTCCTCAATTTTACAGTCAAAAGATCCCACTACAGGTTCCGGTATATTTAGATAGTTATTTTTAAGCATTTTTTCTATAAATTATATTTCCATAAATATTAATAAAAAATATTGATTAAAAATTAAATTGATATTTTTTAATCGATATTTATAGAAAATAAAGAGAAAATAAAGAGATGGAAGATCAAGAATATGACTATGAGGATTTTACAGGGGATTTTGATGAATTTAAACATGAAGTAAATGTATTTGAAAGGGTATCAATGGGAAGGTTAGGTACAAAAGTGGGATTGAAAGATGTAAAGGGAAAAAGTACCAAGGAAATATATGAAAAATTATCTAAATCCACATATGAACCTAAGGAACGTCTAAGTGTGCTTGTACAAGCCTTGGGTATCTCTTTAAAAGATATTCATCATTTACCCATTTTTGAAAAAGATATCACTGATATCATTGAATATATTCCATTGTTAGAGAAACCAGGTGACATCAATCCAATGGGATTTTTATTGGGATATATAGGAACAAAAGGAGGGAGAGAAATGAACAAGGAAAATATCGCTAAAATTTTCAATGAATTGCCCAAAATAAGAGAAGGTGGTGTGGTACAAGAGGATGTCATTAGATATTGTAGATTTTGGCTTTTTAACAAGGGTAAAATTTCAGTATAAAAAAATAATAAAAAAATGTAAAAAAATAAAATCTAATTAAAAAATGGATATTCTTTATAAATTAAACATTATAAACGAGTATGGTACATGGAAAATTTAAATATAAATTCTGGATACCATTATGGGGAACCGGAAAATTATTATGGAAACCCTGGCAAATACAATTTTTTTATAGAGAACAAGGCTCTTTTTGGAGCCTACCCAACACAGAAAAATATTATAGACCTGGAAAATATGGGCGTGCGCCATTTTTTAGATCTTACAATTCCTTTCGAAAAAGGCACGGAAAGATATACCACAAAATATAATTATGAAAACTACCCCATTCCTGATAGAAGTATCCCTCGAGATACGATTTCCTTTGCAAAACTAATAGTAAAATATTGTGATATAATCTCCGACTTGAAAAACGGGGAATTGGTATATATTCATTGTAGGGGAGGTCATGGGAGATCAAGTGTATTATGTATATGTATATTAGTATGTCTATATAAAATTGGGCCAAACAAGGCTATTGAAATTATTAGTAAATATCATAGCGATAGACCATATTTACGTGATAAATGGAAAAATTTAGAAATTCCCAATAATAGAAACCAAAAAATGTTTATACACTATTTTTTCAAACCAATATATTTATTCATGATTTCTAGAGAACAATTTCCCACTAAATGTATATATGAATTTTGTAGAGAAATTGTATATAGAAATCTCTATACAAAACAAGAGATTTCTCTACTATTTAAAAATAACGAGAAATATATTACAGATTTATTGCGAACAGGATTAAAGAGAATAATATTTAATTATTCATATAATATCGGGTATAACCGTCATATTTCCAATGTTTTAGCGGAAATACGATTAGAATATATTAGGGAATTTCTGTGAAATATTTCATAAAAATAAGAAATCCCCCTAAAACTGAAAATAAATTTTTTTATATTTAGGTATAAAAAAACAAGGAAAAATGATAAAAGGAGAAATACCATTGGAATTAATAGATTTAATATGTACTAAAATAGATGTAGGAGTGATAACCAATATTTGCGTGGAAAATATTTCAATAGATGAAATATCAGGAAACAATCTATTGCTAAATTTAAACAAAAAGAGAATAGAATTTTACTGGGACAATATCGATCCATATTATCTATTAAAATACAATGATTTACAAGGTTTAAAATATTGCATACAATATCAGGGCTTTCCCACTTTTGAAATTTACAGTTTCATGTCAATGGTATGTTATTGGGGGAATCTAGAAATGCTAAAATTTCTAGGAGAATATGCGCCAGTAAAAAACCAATTAAATATATGTTCATATGAGGCTAGTAGTAGAGGTCATTTAAATATTTTAGAATATTTAAATACGATAAAAGGCGATACTCTTTGGGATCTTGATGGATCATTAATTCATGCTTGTACTAATGGTCATCTTGATACAGTAAAATATTTAGTGGAAAATGGTGCAAATGTAAAAGTAAATAATTATACTCCAATGGTAACAGCAATAAACAAGGGACACACTGATATTGTGGAATATCTATCTTTAAACGGAGGAAATATAATATTTGGTATTGAAGAATTAAGAAGAGCTATTTCCATTTCTAATTGATTTTTCAAAAGTTTTATATTTTTATAATAGTTATAAAAATACTTATTTTAATCTGAGAAATGGCTTTTCACAGTTTTTCCCTTTTGATAACAACATAAAAGCAGTGAGAATTTTACCTAGAAAATTTGTACCTTGACCATCTCTTCCAATCCCCCATATTTTATCTTTACCTTTTTCTATGAACAATACGTTATCATCATTACTCTTTAATTTTTTCATTAAATCTTTATTCTGTGTAAATTTATAAAAAATAACGTCAATCATTATCTTTACTTTTTACTGCTTCCCAATCACTTCTCAATGATACCTTGTCTTTATACTCATTTATCACATTATTTACCTTGACTTTATAATTTTCTTTATTTACCAGCCAATTTTTTCCAAATCTATTATTCACTGTGAATGTTCCAAGCATCTTTGCTTTCATTGGCGAATCTGCATTCATTATTATTTTGGCATATTCTTTAGCATATTCTGTATTATTTGATTTTCCTAGGAATTTCATTGCTTGAAAATAATTTTCAGAAGAGCAGGTAGTTCCTATATGAGTTTTTATTTTTACTCTATAAAAATTGGAAAGATAACCATATTCATCGGTCAATTTCTTGAAATAAATTGGTTTGTACATTTTCTCTTTATTTAATAGGATATCCTATTAAATAGAGAATTTTCAATTGAAAATAATTCTATTTTTTAATAGGATATTTACTATATCTTGAGATGTCAGTATTTGTTCAGAAATTGTCCCTGATTTTCCACTAAAATCTAAACGGTGAAAAAGGATATTCCAATCACCACCGCTATATTTCTCCTTGATAATTTCATCTACATTTTGAATACAGGAATATCCTATATCTTTTCCATTACTATCTATCACATATACAAGAGAAAATTTAGGGTCTTGACAATTTCTCCCTGTATTTTCAGGGGTAAATGTATATATTTTACCATCATTATATAAAATCCATCTATTCACTGGTTCTACAAAAATTATAGCAGTGTTACCGTTTGTTTTATAAAATATTTTTAGGCTTTTATTTGTATCTATAAATGATAAAGGTTCTAATACATGCGGTACCAATACAAAATGTACTATCACTATAGCTGTAATAATGGCTAATATTATCACGTATATTCTAATTCCTTTTTCTAAAAATATATTGGGCATTATTTTCTCTTCCTTTTTTATTTAAAGAAAATTCAGGGATATAAAAATAAGGAAAATGATACCTATAGAAATCCAAGAATTGATAGCAGATAAAATAAAAAAATTTACAAATGAAATGAATGATATCTCACTGGGGAAAAATGTAGTTAAAAATTCATTTACGGAAATGGCCAGATTTTGTCATGGATTGGGAATTATCGAAAGAGTAGTGGGAATAGCTGAAAAAACATTGACCAATGAAATTTCACTATTTTTATCACAATCACCCGAAAATACTGAAAAGCTAAAAAGAGTGGAAAATCTTTTAATATCCAATGATCATATGAATTCTATATCTGAAAAAGGCAAGGAAAAAATTAAAAATTCAATTGATATATTTTTTGCCAATATTTTCAATATTTCATGTGAATCGAATCCAGAGTATTTAGATGCTTTATTAACCGAAATTATTACCAATCTTGTTAATATTTATTTAAACGATTCATAATTTCACAAAATATATTGAATCAAGGCAAAATGGCAGAGAACAATCAAAGTGAAAAGGGAAAACCCACTAAAAATTCAGAGAAACCCATTGAAAAAACTCTAGAGAAATTAGATTTGGAATGTACAGGAGATTCATGCAAGGTTAAACGACCTGTAGAAAACAATGATTATAGAAAAACAGGGAAATATGCAGTTTTAATGGAGACAAATGGACAAGAAAATGAATCTTGGTATTACTTTATAAAATATGAGGGAAATGAAGAAGCCTTGCAACACTTGAAATCTCAGATTGATCAGGTAGATTTTTATATGCTTGATGATTTCAGTGTTTTTGATATTGATTTGGATAACCTAGTTTCGGCTCAAACTGCAAAGGAAATGAGCAAATTGGAAATTAATAGTGTAATGTTTCATAAAAAGTTTGATGGAAAATTGCAAAAAATTAATATTAGGTTAAAGAGAGGAGATGAGAATGATGACATGATTGAAAAATTCTATGATAAATTAGGTAATGGTAATATTGAAAATTATGTATCAGATGAAGACATTGATCCAGAGGATATAGTTTCGGACCTTTCCGAAGGTAGCGAATCTGTAGAAACAGAAGATTCTAGCGAAGAGGTAGAATACCCTAAATCCCCAGTGAGAAATAAAAGAGAATCTAGCAAAAATGAAAAAGAATCTACAGTTCCAGTAAGGACGGAAAAGGGAGTGAGATTCCCTGAAAAACTCCCTTCTGATATGCCTAAATTTGCATTGAGAAGAAAGAGGGGATAATAACCAAGTAATACAATAATTATTTATAAAATTTTATAAATAATAAAATGCTATTTAATCTCTGTAAAATTTGGAATAAAAAAGGGTTTGAAATATTGGTGATAATTACTGTAATAATTATTATAGCTGGAGCTATTCTTAGAATAGGGAAAAAAGGTACCTATCAAACTTTGAACGATTATAAAGATAAATTATTAACCAGAAAAGGATCTAATAATTTTCCAGTAAAAGCAAAAAGAGAACCTATAGTTAGCAAATCAGAGGGATTATGTCGCAGAGTATTAGAAAAATATTTTAACAAGCCATTTAACAAAGCAAGACCAGACTTTTTACGAAATCCAGTGACGGGTGGTAATTTTAACTTGGAAATTGATTGTTATAATCCAGAGCTAAAATTAGGCTTGGAATACAGCGGCGCTCAGCATTATAAATATGTGCCTTTTTTTCACTCTAGCAAAGAGGCTTTTTTAAATCAGAAATATAGGGATGAATTAAAGAGGAGAATGTGTATAGATAATGGTGTTAAATTGATAGAAGTTCCCTATACAGTAAAATATGAACAAGTTGAAAATTATGTGATAAATGAATTGAAAAAAAATGGTTATTAACCATTTTTTGTTTTAAAAATAACCGATTCTAAAAAATGAATTTACCCTTGGAATTAATTGATGAAATATTTAGCAAGCTAAAATCAAAAGTATTAATGAGAATTTATGGGGATAATGATTTCAAATCTATATTTCATGTTTTGAATAAAAAAAGAATAAAAAATTATTGGAAAAAAATAGGTATTCATGGAATAGCTAGAAAAGGATATTTAAATTCGGTAAAATATCTATTGAAAACAATTGATCTCGATGATTATAATTTATCAGTATGTATAAATGGAGCCAGTTATTCTGGAAAATTAGATACAGTAAAGTATCTAGTAGGATTGGCTATCGAAAGAGAGATGAAAAAGAATATTGAAAAAAACACGGATAAAAAAGAAAATATTAATCATCGTATATATGACTATATAATGAGATCTATTGTTTCAGCATCACAATCAGGTCAATTACATGTATTAAAATATTTCATGAAATTTAGGCCTTTTCCCGAACATTCTCAAATTATAGATATTTCTCTATCTTGGGCTGCAAAAGAAGGACATTTAAATACTGTAAAATATTTAGTAGAACAAGGTGGAAATGTAGCGGAAAATAATAATGATCCTATAATATTAGCTAGTGAATCAGGACATATTGAAATGATAAAATATTTAATAACAATGGGCGCAGATTTTAGATCCAGAAATGATGATCCTTTAATTTATGCTTGTCTCAAAGGAAAAATAGATGCTGTAAAGTATTTAATCTCATTAGGGGCTGATATCAGAGCACAGGATAATGATGCCATAAAATCAGCTAGAAAAAATGGTCATTTAGATGTTGAAAATTATTTAGAATCTATATTATATCTGGATTGATTCGGATATAATAGGATTGAAAATATTTATATGATTATAAATACTATTGGGTTTTTCAAATGAATTTACTCTAAAATATGTGTTATTTCTACTCGACATTTTATACATTTATTCTTGTTATTTGTATCTCTTAATTTTAAGCTACAATCTTTGCATACCACAGAATGCTCACATGGTAGGACCATTGATTCAGGTTCTTTTTCCATACAAATCATGCATAATTCTTCACGGAGTTTGTTAAGGTTATTTTCTATTGGGATTTTTGGAGGTATTACAATTTCAAGGATTTTTACAGAGTCTTTTAAATCGGCCAAAGTTATAGGATCATAACCTTGAAAAATATCCCAGTTAAAATAGTTTCCTTTGGCCGTTTTTTCACATTGAGGTTTCTTTCCTTTCTTTTCACGTATCATTTCACAAAATTCTTTTCCCTTTCTTGTTCTATAATTCCACGATTTAAACATGGCATCAGGAAATATAGTTATCATGTTAATTATATTAGGGGATTGTAGCAATTCTTTTTCTCGTTGTTTTATAGCTTTTAATTCCTCTACTTCTTTACTATAATGTTTTCCTGATTTAAAATACACGGAAAGTTTGGTGTTTGTAGTAAAGGGAATCCCCTGAAATAACATGCAATTTAATACCTTGGGTATTTCACTATATTCACTCCAATGAATCGTGATGAAATCTCTACCTAACCAATCATGGATTTTCAAAGAGGAAACACCTGATGTTTGTTTAACTAGCTCTAATTTCTCCTCTGAAATAACATTATCTCCACACTTGCAAATTACAAAGACATTATCCCCGGCACCTTCACCTGGAGATTGAAAGCCAAATCCATTATAAAATAAAATTCTAGCACGTTTCTTGATATTTTCAGGGCAAGGTAAATTTAGGGACATTTCACTATTTTTGCTTTTTATTATTTTTACTTATTTTTTATATCTAGATATAAAAAATATTGATTTTATTTTTCTTTATTTTTCATCTAACGATTTAACACAATTTTCACAAAGCATGAAATTTCCATTTTTTATAAATGGTGGATGGAGATGCCTGGTATTTTCACATATAAATGTATCAGGTGCAATCTCTGGATGTGTTTCTATACAAACATCACATGAATTATATTCACTATCATTTTCATACCAAGAATACATTTTTTCTGTTATTCTAGGACAAAATTTGCATCTACGCTCATTTATGGTGAAATATTCAGAAATTACATCTTGACAAGTATGGTATAAATGATTTTCTATCAATTTTAGTATATCTTCTTTTCCTCCATGTTCTCTATATTTCTTGGTTCTTTCTGAACCTTCAATATCTTTAATGCTTTTGGAATATCCAAACTTGCACGTATCTTTATACGCACTTAATACCCTTGATTTATGATAGAAATATTCAGTAATAGTATTCTTGGTCCATCCCTGTTTGATATTTCCCTTTAACAGTCCTGATAAATTATCAATCATGTCAGCCAATTTTACTATCCTGGCATGTCTATTATAATATTGCACCTTTTCAATCTGGGCCTTTTTTTGCTCTTGTTTTGTCATTTTTTTATCATTGGTCAATTGTAGGACAGTATCGGTTATTTCATCGCCAAAACATTCTCTCATTAAATCCTCTGGATATTCGGTATCTTCTAACACATCATGTAAAAATGCTATAGTGGGTAATGATAAAGAATCTAGTGTATATGTATAAAATTTTCGGGTAGTATCAGCTTCAAATTTAGAAAATGTATCATTAATAATTTTCGCTACACGTTTAGGATGATTAAAATAGGGTTCAGTAGAACCTCCTTTTAAATTTCTAGTTTGACCGTGATGATATTTTTTTGCTATTTTTCTAGCGGAATAAACAATATTTAGAGATAAGGCCATTTTTTACTTTTTTTTTAAAAAAAGTATCTTTAAATATTTTCAGTATTAAAAATTTCAGTTTTATTCATTTTAAATGTTAATGAATTTTAGTATGACAATCAGCACATATATCACCATCTCCAATATTATATCTTTTACAGCATTTTTCACAAGGTTTATCATTTGCATCATCATATTCCCTATTACATCTTTGGCAATATTTATTATATTTTTTTCCAGTTGTTTCCTGATAATTTTTTTCTCTACATTCTCCACATAAATCCTTGTTTCCATGTTGATCTATCCACCAATCATTTTTTACTGAAAAATCAAGCCAATTTTCTTTAAAACAAACATTACATGTAATTTCAATAGTTTTACAATCAGAGCAAAAATAATTGAGATCGTTATCAGAATTTGCTGTATAATCTTGATACTCTATTTTAAACCTTTTTTCACAACAAACACAATTATTCATCATTTTTGTGTAAAATTTTATATTTAAATATAAAATTTTCGTTTTTATCAATTATTCAAGCATCTTCCACCTAATTCCTCTACACTATAAATTTTTTCGCCATTGGGCATTGCATCCCAGTTAATTTTTGGTTTAGCATGATATCCGGGAATTGAATGACAAGAAAAATATCCACCGGTAGAAGGGTTTTTTATAAGACATCCGGAACATCTGGTCCATCCCGAAATTTTACCATTTTGATCTAGGGAAAGTCTCTCCTGAC